GGGAGATCCTGGAAAGGGTGGGAGATGCCGTCATGCTCTCATTGTGCCTGGAATCCAACGAGATCCTTTCAGGATATATATCCTTGACCAATGGGCTAAGGCTGTCAGACTCGATGAGTTTGTCAAGGTACTATTTCAGAAAGCACTCAAATGGAGGATTGATAAAATCCATGTTGAGACAGTCGCGGCTCAGAAGTTTCTGAAGTACATTCTTGAGAAATTCATTGCGGAGAACCGTCGTGAGTATCCAGAACTTGGTAAGATACAGATTATGGATCTTAAAACGCCTCAGACAGTTGGAGCGAAGGAAGAGAGAATTGACAACTTTATCCCAAACATCGAGCGGCATGAAGTGTGGTATGACGTTAACAACTGTGCTGAGATTAAAGAAGAGTCAGAAGCTTGGGGACAGAAGAAGTACTTGATGGATCTTCTAGACGTGCAGGGATATATTCCACAAGTTATGGGAAGCTTTAGCACGGCTAGTGAACCTGAAGTACGGGAGTTCCTTGAAAAGCAACGGAAAGCATACATGCGGAGGCTGAGTTCAGTAGCGTAGATGCCATATTCACCACCAGTACTGGTTAAAGAGAGTGAGTGGGGGAAAGAAGAATACGCAGAACTTTGCCGTTTTATAAGAGATAAAGTACGGCATCTCGATATGCGTTTACAAAGTTTCAGGACTGAGAAACTTCCTGAATATGTACGTCTCTACAAAGGACGGCCGAAGAATAAAGAAGTAGATTGGCCGTGGCCCGGAGCTGCAAACCTGGTAATTCAATTGATAGGAACTTTCTCCGATGAGCTACTCTCGCGTGTTATTGGCGCTATTTATCTTTACGATCCTCTGTGGACTGCGAGCATGTCAGGAGATACACCGGATGCCGAGGGAGCGGATGAAACAAATATTATACAGCAATTCTTAATGGATATGGCGTATGATCCTGATGAGTTGGATCTTTATAGAGTGGAACAAGCCATGTACCACTCGGCCATAAAATACGGAACGGGTCTTATTTACACGCCGATGGAGTATAAAACTGAAATTGAGTGTATGTATATAGGAGGTGGGGAAAGTTCAGAAAGTATGCCACACGGCGAGGAGAAAGAAGTTACACGGAAAGATGGCCCATCTCCTGAATTACTGCCCCTAAATAGGTTTATCTTTGATCCAAGCAGTCCAACTTTGAAGAATATGAAGCTTTATGGCTTCATTCAGCCGTTGGATTACTGGGATGTACAAAATCTCAAGGCTGAAAGTCCCTACTACGAGCAAGATGACATTGATTTGCTCCTAAATCAACCCGATGCAGCTCAGGAAACGGAGTTTGAACGTGAAATTAACGAGCAATTTCAATTTGGTCAAGCCGGTCTTGACGCTGGAGCTGCGAGATGGTACATTTACAATCTTTTCCTCAAATACCAGAAGGATGGGAAGACGTATTCCCTTCAGGCAAAGTATAATAAACGGCTGGATAAGGTGTTTTTTATCACTTACAACAATTATCCTGACAATATTGTACCCATTGAAGACACAAAACTCGCATACGATGACGAGTCGTACTTAGGTACAGGCTACGCTGAGATGTTGCATGTGTATCAGAAAGAACTTTCGAATAACAATAACTGGCGCACTAATAACCGTAATTATGCGATGATGGGAGTATGGCGTGTTTCTCCAGAGAGCAAACTCTCTTCTATCCTTGAGTTCTACCCTGGCGTTGCAGTTCCAGCTAAAGATGGAGAGATCGAATTGCTCAAACCTGGAGCAGATGTTGGTTATAACGACGCTCCTGACGTGTTTATCTCGGCAATGGCTAAGGAACGAGCCGGAGTTGATCCAGCGATGGGCGGATCAGGTGGCGGAATTGTTAATCCAAAGAGAGGTATTTACAGCGCATCAGGTACAAGCATGGTTCTCATGCAACAAAATAACAGGAATAATCTCCGGCTTGGAGATATGCGAGGAAGCCACGTTAAACTTGGCCTTAAGTTCCTCAAAATCTTCTCACACTGGGGAATTGGAGCGAGATTGAGGAAGTATGGAAACCGTGCCGATGTACTACAGAAAGCTTTGACGGATTTTAAGACTGGAACTTTAGGACTACGGCTGAGACCTACTACGGCTTCCTATAATAAGGAACTTGAACGTCAAAACGACATTCTCCTCTCAGACAAAGTTGGAGCTTGGATGCAAGGGCAAGCTCAGATTATTGAAGCCACAATGAATCCTCAGATTCCACCGGCTCTGAAAGAGTTCTACTCTCAAGCTCTACTTGCGAATAGGCTCTTGATGAGTGATCTCCTACGAAACTTCAACAAACCTAACGTTGAATCCTTACTCCCACAAGTAAAGCAGATTCTAGCTGCTATGCAAGGAGCAGGACAACCACAACCAAAGCTCGGAGCAGGAGCACCAAATGGATTTCCAAACAATTCAAGACTTAATCCCTCACAAGGAGTCCCTAGCGGTCCTATACCGCTCGGAGGAGTTCCAACCTCTAGCCAGCTTCCTATCTAGCATAAGGAAGCAGAAAGAGCTAGAGATTTTCAACATGCAAGGCGTACTAACAGTGAAGAAGGAGGAACCTGATTTGATGTTTAAGGTTTGCACTTCTCTTCTTCAGCTGATTACGCAGAGAAACAGTATTGCGATGATTGAATCTCTTCCAACCGTAATAACGGATATGGAGAGTCAAATGAAGCTTCAGGAAGCTGCAAAAGCTGCTTACGTGAAGTCTCAGGAAGGAAGTAACGCATGAGCCCGCTCTTGAGTTGGATGAAAAAGCAGAATGACAAAGGTGAGGAGACTCTGGAAGTTGATCTCCCGAAAGATACGAAAGAGAAACTTGACAAAGCTTTATCCGTCGGCGCGGATGTTGAAGAGATAAAGAAACAAATTGGGAGCCTTGGAGGTATCACGGCGTACATTGAGGAGCAGAAGAAGGAGAAAGAAGCTGCCGCGAGAGCTGCTGCGCAGAGAACTCACACTGAAACGCAGACTCAAACTGAGGAAGAAATCTCCCAGTTGATGATTACAGATCCTCAAAAGGCCATAAACCTCGGCACGAAAGACCAACAAATGGCGATTCTTATGCTGCGTGCTGATAATATTAAAAAAGATGTATTTGAGGATGCGGAGAGGTTTCCTTACTACATCGGCGAGACAAAGACTGAAATTGACAAACTAATTTCAGCCCAGAATTTACAAGCTCGGAATGATCCCTCGGTTATTGAGAACTGCTACTTCACGGTGCTGGGAAAGAAATCCGAGCAAATACGTGAAGGGAAGCTCAAAAACCGCTTTGCTGGCTCAGGTTCCAGCCGTGGCACGGCTAGCGGAGCTGCTGGAGCTAGCTCTGCTGCTGAAGCAGAATCTCCAAAACTGGAAATCAATGACGATATGAGGCACGCAGCGCGTATAGCAGGGATGACTCCTGAAGACTACGCCAAGATGTGCTATGACCAGGGGGTAGGTTATGTCTAGTCCAAAGACTCCCCCGAATCCTCTCAATCCTGCACAGCCGTCGCCTGAAGAGATTTCTAAGGGAATTCAAGCCTCAATCGACGCGACGAGAGCTGCTGTTGCAGCGGGTATTCCTCCAGCACCCGCTGCTCCCACGGCGGCTGATATGGCCCAAGTCATGTCAGCCGGTGGGATTACTCCTGAAATATTGGAGCATATGATAGAAAAGCTCCTTACAGAACGGAAAGCAAAAGCCATAGCTGAATTCATTCCGAAGGAGCCTGACTACAAGACTCTCTCTGAGAAGGACATAGCCTCAAAAGATATTTACATCCCCGTGATTGAGCATGATCTTCCAGATTACATGAACATGGTTCTTGCTGACGATGAATACGTACCTATATGGGTAAATCGGGATCAACGTCAAGTTGGAACCAAACAAGCCGAAGGCTATGAGTTTTTGGAGAAAAAGCACATAGCCCCTGACTTTCACGTTCCTTTGAAGTTCAACTCTGAAGGACAGTACGTTTACCAAGACGTAGTCTGTATGCGTGTTCACAAACGTATACGGTTTGCTAAACTTAGGAAATACTACGAGATTTCCAGGGCACAACTAAAACCTGCTCAGGCGCAAGAGAACGCTAAGTCACAACTGATGGAGAAGGTGATTCTTGGAGACCCTGCTCTCGATGCTGCTTTCGCGAGCGGAGCTTACAAGTTCTATCACACTGAACCCTAAAGGAGGGAGTAATGGCTACTGGTCCAAACTTGACTACGCATATCCCAATACTCCAGGTTCAGAATAAGGCGAACACAACTCCGTTCACTTATGCGAATCCTGAGCTGGCGAGTCAAACGTTTCTTTTTGGTACTCCGTTGATGCTTGACGCTACGGGGTACACTAAGGCGTGGGATGGCACAACCTTTACAAACGCGATCCTTGGAGTCGCTGAGTCTTTTGGGCAAAACTTAGGCTCGAATGGACTTGGTGCTCCAGCATTTCCTTGGGGCGGAATTCAAGGTTCTGGGGCGCTACAAACCTACGGCTCGGTTCCAAATCAGCCGTTGGGAGTGAATATCGCTCCCGGTGCCCCAGTCGTAGACGGCAGAAGTCTCTTCATGAGTCCTGCTGCTGACAACGTGTTTGAGGCAATTTTCGACAACTCAGGCACAATCAATACGTCGGCTGACATTACGCCTGTACAGTCCGACATTGGCAAGCTCTACGGCTTGACAAAGGATACCAACGGTTACTGGTACGTAGACAAGAACAAAGCAACCGCTGGTACTAACACCTGCGTGCAGATTCAGGGAATAAACAATCTTGACGGTTCAACAGCTAACGCCAGGGTTCGTTTCTCCTTCGTGCCTGCGAACGCCGTCCAAACGTTCTAGACTTTAGGGCTGCTCGCATGAGCAGGAAGGAGTATCAGAAATGCCGCAAGTAAGAGCAAAGTTTCCACAGCTAATGCAGCCGGGACTGAAGAAGATTTACTTCGACAGCCTCGACGCGCAACTCAAGGCGTCTGACTTCCCTAAAGTCTTTAACGAGGAGACTTCAACGAGTCAGTACGAGCAAGAGCTTGAGATGGCGGGTATCTCTGCGTTGCAAGAGAAGCCAGAGGATGCCTCAACAATTTACACAGAAATGAAACAGGGCGGCTCGAAGAGATTCATTCACCTTACGTATTCTCTGGGTATTCGCACGTCCAGAGAATTGTATGATGATGACAAGTACGGCCTTGTTGGAAAGAAAGGGCCGCAGTTGCTCTCTCGCTCTGCTGCTTTCACGCAAGAGATGGTGGCTTGGAATGTCTTCAACCAGGGCTTTACGTCTCAAGTTACGACATTCGACGGCAACCCACTCTTCTACAACCAGCACGCACTTCTCGGTGGCGCTCCAGCTACAACATTGGCGCCGGGAGCAGCTGGCGTTATCTCAGCAGCAGGCACATGGCCCAATCGTCCAGCCGTGGATGTAGACTTCAGTGTGGCTGGACTTCAGCTCGCGACGAATCACGCCGCGCGCATGATTGACAACATGGGATTCCCCATTCGTTTGCGGTGGGAGAATCTCGTAACTCCTCCTGAGTTGCGGTTCCTTGTGAGAGAAATCCTCGGCTCACCTGGCAAGCCGTATACAGCAGACAACACAATCAACTCTCTACTTCCAGAAGACTACAAGAACTTGGAAGTACCATGGTTGAATTCTCCCTCCAACTGGTACCTCACGGCTACCAAGGCAGATCACTCTCTCCGGTTCTACCACAGAGAGCGGCCGTCTACTGACTTCGATGACGACTTTGACACAGACGCCATTAAGCAGAAAACACGGCTTCGCTGTTCTGCTGGTGCTGCTCGTTGGCAAGGAGTGTGGGGCACGCAAGGACCGTAAGTCTTTGATTCCAAAGGGGTTAGGTGGCGAAAATGCGCTTGACAAGGGGTTCCGAAAAGCGTACCATGCGATGCAGGAGAACGTACATGGACACCGATCGGAAGTTATGCCCAATTTGTAAGGAACAAAAACCATTTAGTAGCTTTCAACTTAACCCTGATGGATCAATCCGTAAGCATGTTTGCAAAGCTTGCTACGCAAGAAAATGGAGAACAAGAGCAAAGCTTGATATGCTAAATGCTTATGGAAGAAAATGTGCTTGCTGTGGAGAATCTCATCCTCAATTTTTAACTCTCGATCATGTAAATAATGATGGAGGGGAACACAGAGCTAGATTCGATAGTAGAAGTGCTGAGCTTATTTATCGGGATGTTAAGAGAGAGGGTTTCCCAAAAGATAAGTATCAACTTCTATGTTGGAACTGTAACTGTGCTAAGGAATATTGGGGAACTTGTCCACATCAAATGGGTCTAACTGCGGATGTTGCTTATGCTGAAATGGAAGGTAAAATCTTTCATACAGGTAAGCAGTATCAGAATATGAA